TTCGGGTCTGTACGTTCCATGGTGCAATTTGACTTGACATAGTCAAAATGTGCCTTGATGATCCCCGGCAAGCCGATCTCCGCGCCAATGGTGATCTTCTTCCCACAAACCTTGCTATCGTCAGCATGGCGCTCGCCGTTATCGTCAAGCTCGACTTCGCGATAAACGCTCTGGCCGGGATAGTAGTAGTTGAAGCAGTCCAGCGGGTCGACGCAGGCGTGAAAACCGCTGTCGCAAAGCTTCGCGTTTTCTTCTTCGTAGGTCTTGCCCTCTTCGAACTGGAAATCGCGGCAAGTCATGTCGCGGTTAAATCCCTTGTATGCTTTCATGGTTGTCATCCTTTCAAAATTTCATTAGCAAGTTGCCGCTTTTCTCTTCCCCTGTCGGCTCGCAGATCACCGCCCTTGCATCGGAACTGCGGCGCTTCCCCATTCAGGCGGGAGAAAATGCGCTGATATGTCAGATTGTCCGTCGGCTGGGTGATGTCTATGTTCGTCGTGATGATCGTAGGAAGGCGCGATCTCATGCGGTCGTCGATGATCTGAAACATCTTTTCGGCGGCGTATTCCGTGTTTCGTTCTGCGCCGAAATCGTCCAGAACCACAAGCTCAAACGTCGCAAGCCGGTTGCGTATGATGTCTGCCTCGTCAAACATCCGGTCGAGCAGATTGACCGTTGAGACCATCCAGACGCGATACCCTCTGTCTAAAAGCTCGTTGGCGATGCTCGCCGCCGCGTAGGTCTTGCCACATCCGACAGCGCCGGAGAGCGTGAACGACAGGCCGTTTTCCAAAATATCCGTCCAACGGTGTATGAACTTCTCGGCGAAGAACATGGACGGGTTGCCCGTGGAGTTGTCAAAGGTCATGCCCTCGTATCCGCGCAGCCACTCTGCCCGGCGTTCCTCGTTGAGCCGCCGGTAAGCGTCCTCGGCGGTCTTTTTGCGGGCATCCAACCCGCACCGGCAAAGACAACGGACAACGATTTCTTTCGTCCCGGCGAAAATTCGGCATTCTTTCGGCTCGCCGCATTTGCAGCAATGGAGAAGGCCGTCTTCCCCGATGTAATCCTCCGGCATGGTGGGGTTGTTTATTTTCGCACGTTCGGCAATGCTGCCGATAACGTCTTCTGTCAGCATGGCAAGTCCTCCATTGCGTCATAGTCTGGTGTCGCAAAGCGGCTGGTTTGTTTGGGTTTGTCCTCCCGCCTTTCCCATGTTCGGACGCACGCTTTCCAGTCTTTCATGGGCTGATTGCCTACCTTCCAGCCCTTGGAGGCGTAGAAGTCTACAAAACGTTCGGCATCAACGCTGTTTCCGCGCTCCCGGCAATAGGCAGCAACCTCTTCCACGGTGGGGCGGTGCGCGTGCGCATTATCTTTCACACCGTTAGGTGGGAAAGATATGTCCTTGTCTTTGTCCTTGTCTTTGTCCTTTTCCTTGTCCTTGTCCTTGGGGGGCGTTCGGGGGCGTTCGGTGGCGTTCGGTGGCGACTGCCCCCCACCCTTTTCTCCGTTCTCGCGATTTCGCGCGCATTTGGCCTTGTATTTCTCAATGTCCCTATCGATCTGCGACCTCATGCCGGGGAAGACAAAGCGTTCATTACCGCGGAGTTCCGGAGCTGCGCCGGTCGCGCTGTATTCCAGCAGCGCCCTGAACAGTCTCCCGCACTCCGCGTCATTCAGCGCTTCCATGGTGTCGAGGTAGCTGTGATAGGCATTGAAGCTCTCTAATGCCATTGTGCGCCTCCGTTAAAACGGAAGCTGTCCGTCATCCTCGACAGGGGCGAGGTTCGCGCGCTCGTAGGCTTGCTTCTGGTCGGGCTTGTCCTTTTTGCCGCCGCAGAAGCTGACCTCATCAGCAATGATTTCGGTTGACCGGCGGGCGTTGCCGTTCTTGTCCGTCCAGTCGCGGTTCTGGATTCGCCCGCGGACGCAGATCATGTCGCCCTTGGAAAACCACTTGGAGACAAACTCGCCGGTCTCACGCCATGCGGTAATGTCGAAGAAGTCCGTGCCCTCCTTGAAGCGGTCAACGGCGATCGCAAACGACGTGACCGGCGTGTTGTTTGACGTGTAGCGCTTCTCCGGATCGCGTGTGAGGCGTCCCATGAGGACGCAGGTGTTCATTGCCATCTTGGATCATCCTTTCGGTAAATTAGTTTTTGTTCATCCCAGCATCGATAGTGGGCTTTCAGGTAGTCGCGGAAGTATCGGTACATTTCCTCCCGCGTTTCTTTTGGGCCGCTGTCAAATTGGTAGTGGCACGCCGGGCATAGCGTCAGTATGTTTTCTTCGATTCCCGCGCCGCTGTGTGATCGCCGGATGAAATGCGCATTCGGGGCTGCATTGAGTGAGTGGCAGTACACGCAGCAATGATGGTCACGCTCCCACACGCGTTTCTTCACCGCTGGGGAGATCGCGCACGCCTTAGCGCGTTTGCTTGAGATTTTTTTCACGTTTTCCCTCCCATTCGCCCAGCAGGGCGGCGAGCTTGTCCGGAGCCATTGTCTCAATGCCTACGGCTTTCGCGTCCTGTATCAAGTTGTCTATAAGGCGGCTCATGGTCGAACTGGAAAAAACCGAGGAGCCGTAATAGAGGATCACATTCACGCAGTCGGGAATTTTTGACGCCGTGACATCGGACTGCCAGCCGAGGCCGTTTGATGCCCAGACTTGCCGCAGCTCTTCCGCCGCCTCTGACTGGATGCAGACGATCTTCATGTTACCGCCAACGTCGCGGACGGCGCGGCGGTAGACTTCGGACGCCGGAACGCCGGTAGCTTTGGCGAGCTTGTCGATCAATGCCCAGGCATAAGCGTTCGCGTCGAGACTGCGGAGGGATTTCTTCACATTGATCTCGTATTCCCCCGGCGTGAACGCGTAGGCAAAGTGCCTCGCGTCCACGTCCGCGGTATGGAGCTTCAAGAAGCCGCCTTCCCAAACGGCGGAATCGACCTTCACTTCTTCAACCTCGGGTTCTTTCTCTGACAGTCGCGGCAGAGCGGTTTTCCGTACCATTTCACGCTGTAATCATGCACATCATCCTTGATCTCTGCTCCGCAGTCTGCGCAGATCATCGGAAGATCGGCATTCCCACCAATGATGATATTTGCGGGCTTTGCCGGAGGCGGCGCGGTGGTGTAATCTGCCGCTTCACCCGGCGCGGTATACTTGCTTCGGTCTTTGGCGTAATAAATGTCTGCCGCAAGGCCGAGCGCCTTAGAAGCAACGGAGATGGCGTCCGTGAGAGCCATCTTGAAGCACTCATCGGAGAGGTACGGCCCGTTCTTTTCCTGAGCGACAAGGGAGCTGCCGCCCGTTCCGGGGATTCCGTGAGACGCAACGCCGGTTTCTGGATCGACGTAAAATAAAAGAATGTCAAGGAAAACCGCGCGCTGCTGTGTGATGTTGTCATCAACGATTCGCTTGTCGGTGATTTCATACCACCAGCCAACACCGCAGGGGCCGAACATTTCTGTCAGTTTCTTAATGCGCCACATAGGGTTAATGTCGCTGAATCCTTTCAAGCGTCCAGCGCTGATGGGCTTGATCGCTTCGTTCGGCACCGACCGGACGGCGTTATAAATGCTCATGTTCTCGCTCATTCCGCCGCCTCCTTTACTTCCGCGAGCTTCTTCCGGAGATCGGCAAGCTCGGCTTCCAGCTCCTTGATTTTCAACCCGCTGCGGTAGGCTTCGGAACCCCAGCGCGTGGCATCATCTTTTTCCGCTTCGAGTTTCTTTTCCATTTCGTAACGGTCGGCAATCAGCTTCCGGTACTCGCTCGACCGGATAGGGATGTAAATGTCGTCCGTTTCCTTTCGGTTCAGCTCGGCGGTGGCGTTGAGCATGATGTTGATTTTGCGTTCTTCCATTATTCAAGCTCCTTTCATTTAATCGCAATGGACATGTTCTGTACGAAACGGGCGCAGGGGATTTCCTCGCCAGATGTTAGCCGCGCTTTTATGGCGGTCTTGTCCACCTCCGGCAGTTTATAACGAAGGAGGTCTTCGTTGCCGGAGGCCTGCGCCCACTCAACAAAGCAGTCGTCCACTTCGACTGCGGAGGACTTGCGGAACGAAACGGCGCATTTTGCAGTCTGGAACTTCTCGCCCTGCAAGGCGTATGTAAGATAGTCTTTCAGCCGTTCGACTTTCTTCTCGGTTGTCTTGCGGCGAGCGGAAAGAGCCGTTTCCTCGTCTTTGAGGGCCTTTGCGTCGGCGGTAAGGTTCTTGATGCAACAGGCGATGTTCTCAACCTTTGCGTCCCGCTCCATCAGAAGCGCGTCTAACGCTTCATTGTCTACCGTAATCTCGCCCGTATCGGGATCAACCGCATTTACGAGAGCCTCAATGCTCTTGTCGATTTCGTAGAGTGTCATTCCTTTTGCCTCCATTGACATTATTTAAGATTTGTAGTATCATGCGGGTAATGGTTGTTTTTTCTTTTGCGAGCGTCGTCGGTGTCATCTCCACCGGCGGCGCTTTCGCTTTGTGCGAGCCATGCCAGAACGAGGGATTCCAAAAACGTCTGCATGGACGCGATGCCGTTTCTCTCAAGCGCTTGTTTAACGCGCTCTGCCGTGCTTTCGGCGAGGCGGCATTGCATTCTAAAGGTCTTGCGCCGCTTCTGGCTGTGGCGCTTCTGCTGCGTCACGGCGTCATATATCTCCTGCGCTCTGGTGCAGAACTTCACGCCGTAGTCGCTCGTGTGCAGCGCCATGCTCACCGTGCCTTTATTGGCCTTCGGGAACTCTTCCCGGAGGGCGGCGGCGATGGCCGTGTAACGTGTGTCGTTCAATGCCGGCCTCCTCTCTGCATGATCGACGTGTCCGGCATTTGAAGCCAGCGGCAGCAGTCATCGGCCAGACTGGAAAATCCGTAAACGGCGAAGATGCCCTCAATGACGGCGAAGCCGAGACCGTTATATTTTCCGAATTTCCATACGAAGAAGATCACAAGCGCCAGAAGCGTCATGATCGCGGTGGTGGCGAACGTCGCCTTTCGTTTTGTCATGGTTGTTTTCCTACTTTCTCTACTTTCTGCGGCGGTGTGCCGCTTTTTGTACTCGCTTGGTGATGTCGACGGTGTAATCGGCGATTGGGTACAGCTTTGTCCGCGCTTCCCGCCGGGCTTCACATCCGGCCTTGAATTTTGCGTACCGGGGGCAGGATGCGTGACAGCCGACGAAGCGCTCGACGCAGTCCTTACACGGGGCGATCATCTTGCTTTCTCTCCTTTTTGCGCTGATTCAATGGCTCAACGGTGACGTTGAAGTATTTCGCATAAGTCTGCCAAACAATAGCGGCAAAGCGCTCGCCGTCCGCTACCGTCATTTCAGTCTGCACCGTTTCCCCTCCGTTCCTTGATGATCTCATCGACAGCCGCCTCAAGTTTGGCACGTCCATTGCTTGGGCTTCGCTGACCATTCAGGATCATGCTGACATACGCCTTGTGGTAGCCGAGCCGATTGGCAAGCTCCGTGTTAGTGATGCCGTTGTTATGCATCTTGCCGATCAGCCGACCCGTCCATGCTTCGGGAAGATTCACTTTTTCACCCCCATCAAATAATTTTCGATTTGCCAGTTGAAAAAGTTAACAGACCATGTTATATTGAAATTGCGAAAGTCAATCAAACACAGTACCAGCTTAACGCCGCGCCAGTATTCTGGAAACTTTTCAAACCGTGGTTTCATTATAATACCGGCAGTTTCCAATGTAAACATCTTTTTGAAAACTTTTAACACTTTGTTATCGTACACAAAATAGTGGGGTGATTTTTGTGACTTTTTATGGCAAATTTATCAAACTATGCAATGATGCCGGTCTAACACCATCTAAGGCCGCAACAAATGCTGGAATATCAAAAGCTGCCGTAAGCGGCTGGAAAGCCGGTCGGCAAAATCCAACTGACGCAAACATTGCTAAGATTGCAGATTATTTTGGCGTTCCTCTTTCGTACTTCACAGATAATTTGGACGAAAAAGAAGAAAAGCTCCCTGTCGACACCGACAAAGAGCTTTCCTCTAAGTATTCTGATTGGCAAATTTTAGCCGCCTACGAAAAAGCGGACGACAATGTTAAGGAAGCAATCCTGCTTCTTCTAAAATTAAGATAATAGCTTTTCGCAAAGCAGGGTCTTGAATTGCTTTTTCAATTTCAGCTTTTTCTTTCTCCGCAAGTAGATTCTTTTCGTTCTCGCTCATTCTGATCCTCCATTATGAATTTGTAGAATTTGAGCAGGAAGTCAATCCTGCGGGTGTAGCGATCCGGTGCGTCAACGGGTGTTTGCATTTTATCACTTCCCTAAATTGTTTTTTCGACAATTTTCTGTTGATTCTATTCGCGTAGAAATTTATTTTGAACATAGCCGCGCAAGACAGGGGGGGTAACGAGATGGAATACATACCGTACTTCCGCTATGGCCGCGCATATAAGATTGTCCCGTCTCCGCCAAATTCGCTGTACGAAGATCGAGAGCTTATAAATTATGCAGAGAAAATCGTATGCGACGGCAAAATGTACGATCTGACAAGCGCGGAATCCATCTATTCAATACCTATCCCGGATTACTCGAAAATGAACAGAGGATCTATCGAAAGTCCCGTTCTATACCTTGAGTATATTCTCCGTATGCACGCAAGCTATCTTTGGAAAAAGAAGGAATACCGGCTAGCTCTTGTTTGTCTTGGAAAGTCTACACAGATGATGCCGTTTTCGCCAATTGGGCACCTTAAAGAAACCTACTACCGTATTGTCGATTGGGAAGAAGAACTTGGTAAATTTCAAAAGGCGGCAGAATGGGAACAATGGATAGAAGATAATGCGCCAAACATCGAACAAGACGTTTTTACTAACGCAATAAATCGTTGTCGATCAGTAGGATCAGACCTCGTTTATTGCAATTGGTCTGGTGCGCAAAGCGCAGTAACCGCAAAATATCAAGGTAGAGTTTACAGCATTTCAGGAAAAGACAAGCGATTCCCTGCGCTGCCTGATTTTATGAAAGGGCCGCAGAACATTTGCTATTTGTCCGGCCCTTTTACATATTGGGGAGACAAAAGCCTTGATACGATCTATTACAAAGGGAAAGACGTAAACGCCATTTCAGTAAGTTGGCGACCGTTTAAGGACGATAGATCGCCACAAGAAATTGCCGGGTATAAAAACACGATTGAGAAAGTCATGCAGCCCCAAATATCTCGGTACAAGATGCGTGTATACTTCCGAATTAAGTATTATTTTCCTGAAAAGCTACCTAAAACAAAATCGGCGATTTATCGCCTTTCGGAAGAAGAATTTGAAAATCTAATTTCTGCCGCGGAGTGCGCCGGTGTCCAACTTCCGGAAAAACCCGTTTACAAAGAACCGATAGACCCAGAGCCAGATTATAACGGCGGACACCGTAAACCATTTTTCGTTTTCTGATTTAAGATCGCCCCGGCGTTGGCGGCAACCTCTGCCGGGGCTTTGGGCAAGGTGGTAAACCGACACGTCTGCCACATCTCAAGCGTACCCGCTCTTGCCCATAAAGTCCATGTTGTAAATCACAAATCAGGAGGAAGATTCAAGAACCGTTCCCAAAACTTTCGGGAAATCCAACAACTGAATGGAGATGGAGAAAAAGTGTCCGCGCTCACAGACCTACAACCTTACTTAGACGAGTATCCAGCCAAACTTCGCAAAGCGAAAAATGCCAGCGGCTTCACCCTGCAAGAGTTGTCTGACCTGTCCGGCGTACCCTATAACAACGTCTGCGACACAAATGCAGGGCGGGTCAAGCACCCGCTCCTTTTTTATGCCGCTGCCACTTGCAAGGTATTGAATCTATCGCTGAATGAGCTTGTCGGTCTGGATGAACAGCCGGACACACAGCATGTCCATGATCTGGAATTAGAGAACGTGCGGTTATCCGGCGAAGTAAAGCATCTGCAAGAAATGAACGCAGGGCTGAGAAAGCAGGGGGAAACCCACACAAGGACAATTTATATGCTTATAGGCGTATGCAGTATTCTTTTGTGCGCCGTTGTATGGTACGTCATATTTGACATCCAGGTAGAGACCGCCGGTATTTTCCGCTCGGCTGGGACAAGCATTTTTGCGGGCGTCCTCGCCCTGATACTGAACGCCTCCGTCGCAACCATCATTTACGCCTTCAAAAGCATTTACAAGGGGAAAAAGAAATGAGAGTTGCACTTTATGTCCGCGTCTCCACGGAAGAACAAGCCGTTCACGGCCTTTCCGTCGATGACCAGAAAGAAAGCCTGAAAAAATGGGCAGAAGAAAACAAGCATAAGGTCGTTGATTATTACGTCGATGCCGGGGTAAGCGGCAGGAAAAGCGTGTCAAAGCGGCCTGAATTGCAGCGGCTTCTATCCGATGTGGAAACGGGGCAAATCGATCTCGTAGCGTTCACGAAATTAGACCGTTGGTTCCGCAACATCGGAGAGTTTTACAAGGCGCAGGAAGTCCTAGACGCGCACGGTGTTGTATGGCAAGCGACATATGAAGACTACGAGACCGCCACCGCCGCCGGACGGTTAAAGGTCAATATAATGCTGTCCGTCGCGCAGGACGAGGCAGACAGAACATCAGAGCGCGTTAAACGGATCATGCAGCACAAGCGGGAGCTTGGCCTTTGCCCAGCGGGGAAAACGCCAATCGGGTTAAAGGCCGTCGAGAGCCGCCTTTGCATCGACGAGGAAACGGCGCACATTGCGAGGCGAATGTTTGAGGACTACATCGCCACGGGAAGCGTTAACCACGTCAAGAAGATGCTCGTTTCCGAGTTTGGAATAATGCGATCAAATCACCATATAAAAGGCGCATTGAGCAACGAGAGATATATCGGCCTTAACAGCGGAATAAAAGTCTGCGACGCGCTGATACCGCCGGAGGATTTCGCCCTTGTACAACGGATGCTGACGGCAAGAAGCATTCGCAACAACGGATCGCGGCACACTTGGCTGTTCTCCGGCCTTGTCTGGTGCGCCGAATGCGGCCATCGTCTTGTAACGCATTCCACGCGGCAACGTGGGACAGATTACTTCTATTATCGATGCAAAAACTATGAGCTGGGCATCTGCCGCCACAAAAAGAGAATCAACGAGGCGGCACTAGAAAAATATCTGCTTGCCAAACTGCCAATCGAGGTACAGGCGCACAATGCAAAGCTCAAGGCGGGGAAAACAAAGCCGCCGGTTGATACGGCGGCAATCAAACGGAAAATGGACAAACTGACAGACCTTTACCTCGCCGATCTCATAAGCCGCGAGAAATACGAAATAGAATACACTTCTCTAAAAGAAAAACTGAACGTTCCGCCAGAACCAAAGCCCATCAACGAAGAACTTGTCATGTCCGTGCTGGACGCATACGGCAAACTTCCGCCAAGCGGAAAAAAGGAAGTGTGGAATCGCTTCATTCGCCGGATTGTAGTTTCAGAAAACGGCGACATCTTTTTTGAACTCGTTTGGCTATAAAGAACCTTAACACCAGTTAACGTATAATATAGCTAAACAGGGGATGCATTATGCATCCCCTAAAATATAGTTTACTGCTTTTTCAGCTTTGCCAGCGGCAGAGATTATCATAGTTGGATCATTTTTTAGAACTTGCATCCAACCTTGAAGATATGCAGCGCTATTTCGGAAAGAAGCTCTTGTTTCTATCCCTACATGGGCAACAAGGTTTGCCGCGCCGAGCTCCGCTACAAGCTCTTCTTTGCTGTAGTCATCGCTTCCAAAAGCCGCTGCGCCAGAACCGCAAGCAAAGCGATCAAGCCTTGTTTTATGCCCGGTAGAATGTGCCATCTCGTGAAAGGCTGTCGAGTAATACAAGGCCTCATTAGGGAATTGTTCAATCTTCGGAATGACGATTGCATCACGTGACGGGCTGTAAAACGCTTCGTCGGACAGATTATCGCGGATCAGCTTTACGCCCTCACGCTCAACATAAGCGGTAATGATGTCCTCGGCCTCCGATACCGGGTTTGCGTGCTTTTGGAGTTCGGGAGGATATTTGATTTTGATATTCTCGCAATCTTCGACATTGAACACGGTGTAGTATCTAAGCATCGGTACGATCTTTTCTGCCGGCTCTCCGCTCTCGTCAGTCAAGCTCGTTGTCACCTGTTTCCAGAAAACAACCGGGCGGCCTTTAGAGCCTTTCTTCAAATGGCCCTTTTCAGCTTTGATCTGATTCATCGTCACCCACTCGCCCGTGCAGCCAAGAATTAACTGGTTAAGCAGGCTGTACGGCTTGCCGGTGGTGTGGGAAACAGCGCCAACGCCCGTCCAAGGCTTGTCCCACGGGATGACGCCCTTTTCCATTTCCTCAATCAGGCGGTCAGTTATCAACGCGCAAATTTTCTTGTTCATACAATCGCCGCCTCCGCCGTCTGGTAGATGAATTCATACTCGGAATTGGAAATGCTGTCGTCATTCGCGGCGAAAGACACAATATACCGAAGCGTGTCAATGCTGTCAGCCGCTGCGATCAAATTGATGTACTCGCTTACGCACATAGTTTTTCTCCTTTACATTTACGCCTTGCCGTGTTAAGGTAGAAAAGGAAAGGGGCTTTGGCAAGGCTCTAAGCCCCATCCTGTGGCTTTCGGTGAGCGGCTTTAGCTGGGGCGCTCACCGATTTTTTAATGCTTCTGCATGATCCGCTTAACGCGCTCTCGCAGCTCTTCGAGCGAATCGCAAGTTTCGATCAGCTCAAGAATCGCTCTGAGCAACGCTTCCGTGACGTTCACGTCAGGCATGTCCTCACTTCCTTTCGTAAAAGGCTTTCGCCCTTGCCTTACAGTTGTAGTTATAAACTATTCAGTTTAGAATGTCAACTATTTAATTGATTTTTCTTGCAAAAATTTGTAAAATTTTCGACGTGCTCAATGAAGCACGCGGTTGATTTTATAAAGCAAAGAGGAGGGCCTTTCAGCCCTCCTTTTTTCTTTGCTCACTCAACGATACACTCGTAATACCGAACGAGCTTATCTTCGACCGCGTCCTTATCGCAAAGGAACGCTTCGGCGAGGTCGGCGTAGAACTCCGTGTTGTTGACGTTGAATTTCTTTGCCACCTTGAAGTAGTCCGAGTACAGCATGTTCATGGCGACATAGAACTCCATCGGATCGCAGTCTATTTTCTTCTGTTCAAGAAGATTCTTGGTCTGCTCGTAGCTCCAATGAGCGCCCCTGCTGCCGTCCTCATTCTCAAGGCCGTGCATCCACTCGTCAGCCATTTCGCGGGTCATTCGGTCGTACCCTCCGGCATAGCCGCGGTCGTACTCTCCGCCGTAGCTCTCGCCCATGCGCGGCTCGTAGGAGAATCCTATTCGGCGGCGGTCGTCGTAATAATCCGTGTATTCGTCGCGGTAGTCATTGCGCGGGGCATAGCGCCCATTGTTGTAATGCTCGCGGCCTCGGCTGTCGCGGTATCTGTCATGCGGCTCGTAGTCACGGTTATTCTGTATCTGGTAGTCTCGGATGCGTCTGATTCTGTCCGCTCTCATGTCGTCGCTCCTGTCTCCGCGTTAATGGCGGTAAGATCATTGCTCGGCGAGCAGCACGGTTTCCCGATCATTCGGAACGTGCCGCTCGTGGCGTTTGTGACTACAATCGTGCTGTACTTCGTCCGCGTCCGCACACCACACGCAGTCACGGGGGCGCAGCAACGATTCGTCAGCGGGAACTGCGCCGTTCCCGCGCCAATGGTGAACACGACCGGCGCGTTAATCGTCGCCGTCGTTGGGATGCTCTGCGCCAGAACGATACAGTATTTTTCTCCGTTGGAATAGTTGCCATCCGGGAGGTTGACAACCAGATTTCCGCCGGTAAACGTAATCGCTTGGCTAAGAATCAGCCTTTTGCAAAGCTGACAAACGGGTTTGCAAGCCATTTTAAACTCCTTTCAGGGGCGGGATTTCCCGCCCCGATCACATTTTCAGCACCCGCAACAGGTGTTCTGGTTGCAGCAGTAAGGGTTCTGCACCTGATACGCAGGAACGGGGGACGGTCGAAGCGCGTTAATGAGCGTAGCGTTCTGTGCGCTCTGGGACGCGGCAAGCCGCAGCGCCTGATTGTCCGCCTCAAGGGTCTGGATCTTGCTCTGCGTGAGGAAGTCGAGGATAGCACGGGTTCCGGCGTTCTGGTTGTCCGTAATGTCGCGGGCAACGTTCTGGATGGTGTTCCGGGTATCGCACGCCTGCGTCGCCATATCATAGCGCACCTGTGCGATAGCCTGCCGGTTCTCGCAGCAGCAGTTCTGATTCTGCATCTGCATGGCGTTGAGCTGCTGCATAAGCGCCGCCTGCTGATTGCAGCGGGCAAGCTCCGCCGCGGAGAAGCCGCTCGTCACGGCCTGCGTCACACCGGCAAAGCCGTTAAGCATTCCAGTGTTCATCGCGTAGAAGCCGTCACAAACGCCGTTGTTCACCGCGTCGATCTTGCGCTCAACGTTCGCAAAGTCGGAGGCAAGGACATAGCCATCGGCTACACCGCCGGAATTGCCGCCGCCGAAGCCATAGCCGCCGTTACCCCAGCCGAAAATCAGTGCAAAGATGATGATAGCCCACCAACCGTCGCCGCCGAAAAGACCGCTTCGGTTATTGTCGCCCTGTCCGGCAAGAAAGCCGTTCATGAAATCGTCTGCCATAAAAAAACTCCTATCAGTTTATTTACATCCGGGCGCGCGCCTCCCGGCTGCATTCGAGAAGCGGCTTTTAATCAAGATGCCGAAACTGATAGGAGAGTGTTTATTTAAGCCCAAGACCTTTGGCGATTTCCTCCACGGTCGTTCCGCGTTCCTTCGCCATGTTCTCCGCCATCTGCCGGAGCTGGTCGGGCGTCTTGCCCTGTACCATCTTTAATGCCTGTTGCGCTCGCGGATCACGTCCCGCCATCTGCTGTATTAGCGTCATCGGGTTTCCGCCGGTACGGGCGAGGCTTATCAAATTGAAAATAGGATTATTCATCATCGTCTTCTACCCTCCGACGCTTTTTCGCCGTCAGCTCCGCCCGCAGCGCGTCAAGGTCGGCTTTCGTCGCGTACTCTACAGTCGGGGCTTGTTCAGGTGTGAAGAGTTTGAAATCAAAGAAGTCGGAAGCCCCCGTCTGCTGATTAAAGCGTTTCAGGTAGATCATGCCGTGCCCGATGTCCGGCATTACGACGCCGAGAGAAAAGTAGTCCGTGCTTGTGGCAATAGCCTCTTCGCGGCTAGTGACCGGCTTGCAGACGTATCCGGGTGCGATCTGCTGCATTGTCTGCGGTCTCTGATATCCGCCGTAAAACTGCTGTGGCTGTTGGTAGTAGTTTTCCATTGCTTCACGTCCTTTCTGCCCACATTGTCGCATAAAAAAAGAGGGCTAACCCGTCGGTTAGCCCTCAATAATCCGTCAAAAAACCATCATTCGATTGCAGCGGCGATCTTGTCCTTTATCGCCCGTATACGGCGCTCGACTTTCTCTGTGCCGTACAGTTCCGTGTCCGTCTGCATGGCGAAAGAAATTTGCAACACGCTCATGCCCTTTGCCCGCAGGCGGAAGATTTTTAATTCCTCATCGGTAAAGCCGCAGTCCCGCTCAAACTGTTCACGCAGCTCGCGCGGGAATTGCAGCTTATTCTTTGTCCCCGGCGTTGTTAAACTCCGTAGGATGCTCTCTGTCGTCATTGGCTACACTCTCCATGTATGCTTCAAAAAGTGTCTCTGCGAGGCTTTCAGACGCCTCGACGCCATTGATGCGGCAGAAATCTTTGATTGATTCCTTCATCGTGTCGGTTTACAAGACTTTGGGATTGCCGTCCCATCAGTCGTCTTTGTGAAGCTGCTTAAACACCTGATTGATGCCGGTCGCGGCAAGGCCGGAGACGATACCAACAGCAATCGCCGTGAGGTAGTCCGTGGCCGGGAAGTCCGGCACGATGTGCAACGCAAGCACGCCAAGAGGCGCGCCAACAACGCCGCAGATAACGGGAATCCATTTGTCATCGATTGCCTCGATGTTCTTGACGGCAATGCCGATGAGGTAAGCAATCACGACGATTGCCACGCAAGTAGTCAAGCCGAAGATGTTTTCCATGTTTATTCCTCCTGAAAAATTATTTGTGTTCGAGAATGCTGATACGGTTCTCGTGATCGGTCACGCGGTCGTTCAGCTCCTCATTTTCTTTTTTTCGGTGGTTGATGCGTTCGTGGATCTTCTTGTGCTCTTCCGTGTTGGATTCCTCCAGTTTGCCGTTTGCCTCTTTCAGCCCGTTTACAGCGTCGGTAAGTTTGACAATGTTCGCGTTGAGTTTCAAGATCGGCACAACAATGGCGGTTCCGAGAGCAATGAGTTCCGCGAGCGTGCGCACCATTTCCATTTCTGTCATGTTAAGCCCCCATGATTCTGTTCACTTCACCCTGCACGAGATCGTAAAACCACG